GATATACCCGCTCCCTGCTAGAACCTAAGCCTACCCACTGGAGCCGAGTAGCGTATTTACCAATTTTACCAAACGGCTGTATACGTTCGCTTGACCATGTATGACCGCCATCGTCACTGTATTGCATCATGGCCCTAGGGTCACTACCTTGGCCCTCTTGGAGACCTACACCCGTTTCTAAATCAACAATAAAACGCCTATGTACTAGCCTTTTAAAACCACTCCAATACACTGGGCTTTGGTGTAGCCTTACAATAGGCCTGCCGTCCCATTCATCGTATTTGTCAAGGTTTAGTGTCACTAGAACAGGACCACGGGAAGTACCCGCAAAAACCCTATTTAGGGCCGTTTCAGCCGTGTTTACTTGCCACTTGTTTTGAATATTTAGTAACGGGTCTCTTGTGGTCCTTTCATGCCAAAAGCCGTTGGTTAGATCATAAACAAACGTGCGATTACTGCCATTTAATGTCAGCACATAGAAGACGTGACCTTCTTGCTGATAGGTAAAAGCCGTTGTTCCGCTTGAGTCTTCCGTGTTTACATTTAAATCTATATCTCTTGTAAGTTGGTATTCTATAGCATGGTTAGATATTCGCCTTGCTCCGTAGCCATCACTTACAAACACTTGATTTTGCCCACTCCTAGAGCTACCAAGCCAAAATATCTGGTCTTTTATCGTGGCTACACTCTCAGCCGCTTGCGTTCCTACCTCATTTGCTGAACCACCAACAAAAGGGTAAGGTGCATCAGGGTCTGGCCCTACTCGCCTGTATTCTATTGACCTTGGCCCCATTAAAGCAAGTTCACCCTGCCTTTTAGCAAGCCTGACAATAGGGTCTGCACTTTGTTCAGCTGCTGCCTTAGCATCTTCCCAATCAGTAGCATCAAGAATCTTTGACCAGTAAAAGAAATTACTACCATCAATGCCAACAATACGCTGGCCAAAAAATATCACTTGGGTAAGGCTTGTCACATCGGTGGGTAGCTGTGGTGTACCTAGAGTGTTATCGGAAAACTTAAGATATCTAACATTACTGCCATCAGTCCAAACCATGTGAAAGCCATCGTCAGTAACAGAGATACTAGAACCATCATCCGAAATAGTTGCACGCCTTGTGTAGATGTAGGCTTCTTGGGTAGCGTTTGTATCTCTTTCAACTTCAAATACTCCATCGCCTACAAAGGCAAAAAAACGACCTACAGATGTGTTGTAAATCGCTCGTACATCTCCTGTAGTGTCAGCAGAAAAATCTACCGCCGCTTGTGTGCCTGGAGTACCCACTAAAATTACTTGGGTCTTTCCTTGGCCCTCGGTGCTTTCTACATATAAATTCCTTGTGGCCCTAGATGATACATCCTTAGAACGATGCTCATAATCTGGGGTTATCCAATCAACAACAGGCACTTATCTACCCCCGTAGGTATCGGAATAAATGTCATATTGTGTCAGTTTCATTGGTGTGCCACGTTTGCTCAATCGCCTTGGTTGCTCATTTAACCGCTTGACTGTGGCCAGCTTCATGTCATAATCCATCTTTAGCCTATCCACTTGGGGTAAACCTTGCTCTAATGCTACTTGGTAAGCCACACCGCTTTGGATAGCTGGATAGTAACCCATTGGTAAATCTATATCACTATTTAGTGTGTAACTTGGGGTTATCACCTTAGATACCATTCTGTAAGGTATTGCATCACTTGGCTTTGGATAGAGCTGTATAGTGCCGTTTGGGTAGTCGTTTCTATAGGTAAAAAACTGAGGGTATGAAGCAGCCGCATCACTTTTGTAGCCCTTATCATAGGTATCTGGGCTAATTTTTTGCAAGGGCTTGTAGATAGAATCTATGTAAATAGCAAACGTATCAACATAATTGGGTCTTTCTGCGTTGATCGTTTCACCTAAATTTACCTCGTAGGTATCTTGATTAGGTATTAGTGTACCATCTGTGTATAAAGTCGTATAAGGCCAAAGGGAGTTGATATTCCACTCCTCAACCTTATTGTTTAGCACATCTAGAGCGTACCCTGTCATCTCTGGGCTTGGGGTGTCCTCTATTCCGATAACCCCGCAACTTCTCAGAGCTTGGGTGATTAGGTCTCTAGCTGTCTGTCGTGCCATCTTTCTTTTTCCTATTCCTAAAAAACTTTATTTCACTTACTTTGTGAACTACTCCAGAACCTAGCTCTTTTTCGTGGCCTGCACAGGTTAATGTAATTTTTTCTGGCTTATTTCTTTTGCTTTCGTGTTGTGGAGTTGGGTAGGCCATTAAAGGGTAAATCTTAATCATATCGCTTCTCATGAAAAAAGAGGGGCCGAAGCCCCCCTATAGGTTTGTTACTGGAACGGCGCCACAAGTCTGGCAGCGTATTCATCACGCAACATTTTGTACCCGTAAAGCACATCGAAACGTGCAGGGAACTGGTCAGTCTGTACGTCATAATCACGCACTAGACGCATGGAAATTCCCTCCATCACCTCACGGCTAGCCATGTCAGTTCCTTTAGGGAGAACCAAGTCAGCAGTGGCGAATGTGAAGGCATCCTCATGGAATGTTACGGACTGAGGAAGTACGGAACTAGGTGCACCAATAAATGTTACAGCATCGGCTGCGGTAGGCAATTTAGAGATGTTAGCTCTAGCACGCTCGTTTTTCACAGCAGAGGCAGTAGTGTAAAGGCCATCGGATCCAGAGTCACGCACGGTAACAGTAATAGCACCAGCACCAGAAGCGGTAGCATCAGCAATAGCGGTAAATTGGTACAAAGTGGGATACACTTTCTTAGTTTCGGGGTGGATCTCGAAACAATCAGCTACAGTAAACACTTGGCCACGCTTGATAGTTTCATTGTTACCAATGGTTAAGCTGAGAGTGGTAGCACCCTGAGCAGCAGTTGATGCAACAGAGTCATTACCAGCAGTACCAGCAGTACCAGTTTCGTAGTTAGGCATGAGGTCAGACACAGCCCACATTGCACCAGCGGTTTGTCCGATGTTTCCTTCAACATATTGTTGGGAAATTTTGGTGCTGTCTTGGAAAAGCCCTTTAGTATCATCAAGTACAGAAACTTGGTGAAGGGAGCCAATCAACATACAGCGGTTGTTGTCTTTTGGGGTAGTTTGTTGGTCAAGACGGGCTTTAGCAAGCACAGTATCTTTCCAAACAAGCTCAGTGTTGTTATAAACAGTTTTACCCACGTTGTAAATCATGGTAAGGGCATCGGCTTCAATCTCGGAAGCAAGCTGGGCCATAGCTGGCTCAATGAACTGCTTAGAGAAAGAGTCAAGGTCCATGGTCAAATCTTCACTGGAAAACTCAACATCAATACCCAATTGTTTTTCAACAGTCAAAGTGGTGTTGGTTTCTACAAAGTCTTGCACATCAAGAGTTGGCCCGTTACGAGTAACAAAGCGGGCTGGCTTGCGGATGCGAAGGGCAGAACCAACCTTGGCACCTTCACGGGCAAATGAGCTGTCGTACTGTTTGTTGACCTTAGATAAAAAAGTCAATTTTTCGTGTAGGATGCGTAGGGCTTCCTTAGTGATCATATCTGGGGTTAAAATGGTATTAGTTGCCATTGTATTTCCTTATTTTCCGTAGATTTGTTTGCGTCTCCATGCAGCAAAGTCTGCTGGGGACATATTACTGGGGTTAACCACTTTGGCACTACCTTTTGGTGCGCTTACTGGTGGTTCAGCCTTGGTCACGGCTGACCGTTTCTTGTAAGAGATGGGTTTTTGTCTTAGCTCGCTTTCGATTCTGAACAAAGCTCTATCTAACGCACGACCACTTTTGCCTGCAAGACGGTTGCCCACCTCTGGCTCAGTAGTCAATTTGTAAATCACATCGGCGCCCACATCGGACTCATATATGAAGTCCATCACATCCTTTGTAGTCTCTGCGGACCAGTCAAGATGGTTCTGTGCTTCATTCATAGCCCTATCAAAGTGTGGTAGCTCTGCGATTCTTTCAGCGTTTGCACTTCTCCAATCATTCGCCTTGTTGATTTCAGTCTGTTGAGACTGAGCCATCTTAGCCTGCTGTTGTTGTTGTGCTAACACTGCTTGCTCTGCGTAAAACTTGGCTTTTTCTTCCTCGTTTAACGTGCTTACATCGACCTGCTCTTGAGGGTTTTTTAATTGGTGAATCTCAGCTTTGAGAGCCTCAATCTCGTTGCGATAATTCGCTTTACGGATTTTGTCTTTCTCAATGCGCTGTTTCCACCAAGGGTTGCCCTCTTCGTACTCATCAGTCTCATCACTTGATTCATCAGAGCTTTCAGCCTTTTCGCTTGAGGCTTCCTCTTGCTGGGCTTCTGGCTCCTGTCCGTCTACTTCCTCCGCACCCGTGGCTTGGGTGAGTGTGGTTTCTTCGGTTGATTCCTGTGCTTGTTGTTCTGGTGTGTCGGTTTGTTGTTCCAAGGTTTACTCCTCTAATCAGCCGCTATTCACCCATAGCGTTTGGGGATACATCCAAGGCCGTATCAGCCTCTTGTACTCTAACTGGGGCTACTGGCCCTTCCACTAGAGGTACAAAGTCGTCTGGGTTGGGTGCGGGTATATCACGCTCAACCTCTTTTTCAATTACTTTGGCCGCAATATTGGCCATGTCACGGGTTGCCTCTGCCTCGAGTTTTTCATCTTGTCTCTCGGTTTCGGAACCCTGCTTGATAAGTTCTTTCTGTAAGTCAGCCTCGGCTTTGATTCGCACCTGGGCCAAGTCGCTTTCTTCTTGCATTTGTGTTTTGGCAAGGTCAGTTTCACGATCTTTTTGGTTATCCATGAGTGCTGCTTGTAATTGGCTTACCACGTTGTTAAGGTATTCAATTGTTTCATCTTGCTGAGTAATTAAAGCCCGCTGTTCTTGCATGGCCATCATAGCTTGCGGGTCTGGTGCTTCTGGACCTTGGTCTTGTAACTCTGGTGGGAGCATCTTAGCAAAGCGGTCTGCGATTTTATTGGCTTCTGGTGTATCCCAATTACGTGCGATAATATCGGCCATGGCAGGCATTTTATCTGGCATAATTTGGCCAATGTTCATAAGGCTATCTACAATCTCTTGCCTTCTGGACTCATACGCTGGGCCACTTGATACTTTAACCTCTGCATCGGTTATCATTTGATTGGTTAAGATTTGGGAAAAATCAACCATTATTTTTTGTCTATTGCCATCATCGTCTACAATAAAATGCTCTCTAGGTGTATCGTACACATAGGGCATAAGGCTAAGGACAATACGCCCTACCTGAGACACAGACTGGGTTAAGTTATCCAAGTATTGGGCACTATTTAACTCACCCTGCCTAGACATTATCTGCTGGCTTAGACCACTCTGTGAGGCTGATTGTATCTGGCCCATTACATTATCAAAGATACCTGTTTGCCTTTGAAGGTCTTGCATAGCAGCTTGACGGGACTGAATGAGTCCAGCAGTTTGGGGCTGGTTGTCTGCTCTGAATGGTGGTGGCACTGGGTTGCCGTTAAGCGTTGTTGGCTTGTACTTTAGGGAGCTATAACTGCGAGTGTTAGCGGTGTCCCATTCATCCTCATGGCCTTCATCTTGGCCCTCTGCCATAATCCAAGGATTTTTAGGGGCATTGGCTGCAAGCTCTAGCTCATTGGATGCGTAGTAGTTTATCATGGTTTGGGAGTCTTTACCCCAATGCACTAAACCACCCCAATAGATACGGCCTTCACGCTCTAGATGTAGCCTGTCACCATATACGGGTACAATGGGTATATATGGGATGTTTTTCTTGCTCATACCCACTAGCATTTGACCTACAAAGCGGTAACAATTTACAATACTAACCGATATATCACGCACCTCTTGCACAAGGTACATTTCCTCTTCAGCCACTTCCTCATCGGTGTAGCTACCATCAACTAAAAAATACCTTTTCTGCTTTTCTGTTGATTTCTCATAATAGAGCATATCTGGCACAGAATTATTAGGAACACTCCAGTATTCGTATAAGTCAATCGGCGCCGCACCAGAGCTTGCCTCTGGGCCGTACATATCCTTAGCTTTGTCTGCATCCATGTAGTTTACAACAAGGCCATACTCTGCATCTGAGCCGTCAATCTCTTTACTAAATGGATCTAGATACACACTCAAAGGGTTAGGCACTGAGCAGATTTTAATATCTTGGTTTAGGCTTGTATCATCTTTGTAGTTAGTCTCTACATGAATAAAACCAAGGCCAGCGGGTACTTGCGTATCAAAGGCACATTCATAGGCTTCTTTGGCTCTACTACTCGCTTCAATGTCTCTTATTTTGCCTTGTATTAGGTCTGTTAGGGTTAAGCCTGGGGCTATCTCCCCTTCGTCTTCAAACTTAACCTCAATACCCACGGGATTTACACGCAAGGCATTGACAACACGGGTACACATGGTATTGATTTGGTTATTAACTAAGCATGGCCTGCCGTCTTGGGTGCGTTCTTTTTCGACCTTGGGCTGCCATTGATTGCCAGAGCGATACTCTAGGTCGTCTTGTATTTTCTCATATTGCGTATTATGATAGCTAGAAAGGTCTTGTAGACGGTCTTTAAACCTTACCTTTACCTCTTGCTCTTTTTCTTGGCTTAGTTTTTTCAACCTAAGAACCCTCCGCTTGAACGTCTGCGCTGTTTTTTCTTGACCTTTGGCTTGCTTGCTTCACTATAAAAAGTGTAGGCTAGAGCATCGCCAAGGTTGGGACTTGGTACTCCCCTTCTGCGCATTTGTTCCTTGCTTTCTAACTGAATTACGTTTTTATTGTTATAAAAATAAGTTATTTGTGTCAATTCATCAAAATCTTGGCTTTTTGGTAGTTTTCCCGTTTCCCTTATCCAATCACGCATATGGTCCCACACCTCTGCACGCATATTGGCACACCGTTCTGGTTTCTCTGGGCTGTATGCTCCATGGAACTCAAATAGCCTAAAAGCATTACGCTTAGAGCGTATAAAATCATATACCCCAGCAAGGTTATCACAGTCAACCACCAAACTTTCCACATTATAGCTTACGCATTTATCAATTGCCCACTCTGCTACATCAATATTGTCCATTTTTTTCACTTGGTCATGGTGTAGGATGGTATTACCCTTACGGATCACTATTGCTGTGGAGTCGTCACCAAATCTAGCGGGGTCAAGGCCAGCAACTATCACCTCACTTGTTTCATAGGGTGTACGCTCGTTTGACTCTTTAATCATTACTGGAGTGATAAAGGTATTGTAATCCTCGCCCAGTGGTTCACCAAGATAGATGTACTTATAAAGGTCTGGGTCAAGGCGCTTCATCTCGCCTATTGATTCAACCGTTTGCTCTGGCAAGTATGGATTATCTTCGTAGGTGAAGTGCTGGTGTACTTTGTTTAGATACTTAGGGTCTAATACTAGCTTTTGAATGAAGTCACTTGCGTATTTTGGATTCCAAGTAAACCACATCTCTGCGCCTTGGTTACGCATGATTGTGGGTTCTACTGCATTGAAACTTTCCTCTTGTAAATTCTCTGCCTCTTCAATCCAGCATATAGAAATATCCTCCATACTTTTGATGGAATCATAGTTACGCCATAAGCCAGCAAAAAGGACTTCACTCTTTGTGGTCCTGTGTATGATTGCATCGTTTAGGATTCTATACTGGGAATAGAGGCCCATTCTATCAATGGTATCCTCAATAAGCTTCTTGGAGGAGTCTTTGATTGACTTTTGGATTTCCCTACAACAAAGCACACGGGTGAAGTAATTATTTGTGTAGTGGGTTATCCCCTGTGCTGCACCCCATGACTTAGTGCTCATACGCCCACCACTTAAAAACTTATAGCGGTGTTTTTCGTATAGGAGTTTGAGCTTAGGTGTAGCTACTTGGAAGGTTTGCTGTTTAGGCATGACCTTGGCTGTACTTGTCTTTTAGGTAGGTCATGAACTCACTAGCCTTCTTTGCGTCTATTTTCTTGTCTAGTGTAGACTGTAAGCCTGTAATGATAT